GGAGATTATGTTTATATAGCTGGCGAATTATCTGACGCGCACAGACTGCTTACTTTTGATGTAACTGACCTAGCTACTCCAGTTTTTGTCGGAGAGAATGCATCAAACTCTGGTGCTTCAGGAAAGATGACACTTGTTGGAAACAAACTATATCTTGCTAGTTCTCAAGGCACCGGCCTATATGCATCAGTAGACGGCGGTCTTTCTGAATATGAGATAGACGGCATCTATTCACCTAGTGCAAATATTTCAACACTAAAATCAAATGAAATAAAAGTTTCAAATAACCTTTATGTTGGAAAAAAACTAGATGTTGGTAATTCCATAAATGTAGGTAGTGGTGGACTCTATGTAAGTGGACCCGCTCATATCTTAGGCGATCTAGAAGTGAATGAATCTGCTCATATCTTAGTTGATCTAGAAGTGAATGGAAATGCTCATATCTTAGGTGATCTAGAAGTGAATGGAAATGTAAACTTTACTAATTATACTAAAGTCAGTGTCAGTATTCCCGTCCTCACTGGATTAACTTCCGATCCAGCCTTACTCGTTCCAGAAGTTTTAAATTTTACTGCAACTAATTACGATACTTTATCTGAGTTTAATTTAACTACTAATCGCTTTACTGCAACCAATGACGGGTATTATCAATTTGATTTTTATGCTCAACTTGTGTTTAGCAGTGGATTAGTAGCGAATGGTTATGCAGACTTCTATCTAGAAGTCTCTAACGGGGACGTCTATTACATTTCTAATTTTTACTACTCCTCCTCCGTGATAACGACGAGTGACGATGTTGGAGCAATTGTTGCTCAGGATGCTAGCGGTGTTACTACAATTTTATTAACTGCAGGACAATGGGTAGAAGTCCGTTGTTTATCATCATTCTTTGATGATACTTATACTTCTGATAATGGCGCGATTAATAACACTAGATTAATAATAAACAAACTAATATAAGATAACTATGAACGTATATGCAAGACTTAATCCAAAGGCTATCCCATTAAAGGATATTATCGTAGAAAATAGGCAATCGACTTTTGTGATATTAAAATGGAATACTGAGAAGCTAGGAAATCAGCCTACTGATCAGGAACTATTAAGCCTTTTTAATGAGTTTAAATCTTATCGTGCAGAGTATGCTGTGAACAGAAGAAAAGAATATCCGCCAATTACAGAATACCTAGACGGTATCGTTAAGGGAGATCAAGCTCAGATTCAAGCATATATAGATAAATGCTTAGCGATAAAAGAAAAGTATCCTAAACCTTAAATCCATTGATTTAAGTTGAATGGCATGACTCGGTCAGCTGCTAGTAATTCCTGTAACTCAGATATCAAATTAGGATCAAGATTAGAGTCTTTAGAGATAGCTGCATTTAGCACAAGTAAATCTTTTATAACAGTTGCCGTTGCAGTCTCCTCCTTATTATGAAGGATTGCAAAAAGCACGTTCTCCTTTTCTTGCATTCCACTAAGTGAACTTATGTTTTGCTTAATTATCTCCTCCCTTAGTGTAGCATTATCTTCGAATACTAATCTCAATGATTTTAATCTCCTAAAAGAAAAACCAAACTCCTTCTTCTTATCAAACGTTAGTTTCCAAATTACATATCGATTAGTATTTATGCAATTTGTTATTATAAATATCTCTTTCTGTTGATGTAACTTAGGATTAACAAAGAAGAGCTCTGAGTTATCTAGGAAGTAGTTTTGAGCTTCCATATAGTCGATCAACAGGCTTAAAAAAACAAAATTAGCATTCCTAAATATCTCTATAGTTTCTGAGGAAGTGTCTTCATATATCTTCTTTAGGTCTTCTCTTATCTTCTTAATTCTATCCTCCTTCCAGACCGGGTTCATCTTAAAATCAAAAAGATTTCCTTCAACTGCTAGTGTATTTAGGTTTAAGCTGTGAAATAGTACCTCATAAAAATAGGAAAGGTCCCCTTCTTCAAGGTCTTTTTTGTATTTTTGAGCAGCTGCGAGAAGTACATAACTAAAGTATTCAGAGTCCATAAATCTTGCTTTAATTAACCACAACGAATCTAATATTTCCTTTCTTCTAGTCATAATATATTGTTATTTATTTGTACTAATAATAAGTTATCAGTTTACCCCATCTTTCTAAAATAAATAAAATAAAGCAAACCTGGTGCAGACTACTGTAAAACTATTAATCGATTCTCAGAATAACTCTTTGACCTTTAGTAAGAATTTTAGGATCTTCTCTACTGATGAGCCTATCACAGGAATCGTTGAATTTACTGAGTTTATCGAGGACCTGATATATGGTTCGCCTAACATAATTGACCTAGCTAATCTGATTAGAAAGATAAGATATTCTAGGAATAAGCTAGACTGGTCACTATGGTATGCTGTTGCTCCTGGAAATATCGGAGACTCCGCCAATATGATACTGGATTCAACTGATCCTTTCTATTTTCAAGTAAGATACGAATACGACGATGGCACCACCAACCAGTTACCCGATCTTATTCAAGTAAACGAAATAAAACTTAGGTTTAAATCTTCTCCTGGATCAATAGATGTTTTTTCACCTAAAGTAAGGTGTTCAAATGAAACCTATTCTTCGATAATTGCCAATCGCGATCCTAGTTTTAGACCATATGAGGTAGACAGTGCAATTAACATGTTTAAAGATCTATCCTTCTTTACTAATCAGATATATGGTCATCAGGTAGTCTATTTTAGAACGCTGCCTGAGTCAGATAGCGGTGACTATGTATTTAAAGAGTGGACTCTATATAAAAACGTAGATCGCAAGTGCATTAAAGTACTGGTGCCTGGTAATACTTTCCCAGAAAACACTCCAAAATATACTGAGTTTGGTATGGACTTTCAATTACCTTTTGAAATACACCTAGACCATAAGTATTTTCAATCTATTTTTGGATCCTGTTCAGAACCTAGGAAAAGAGACTTTTTGTATTTTCCACTAATCAATAGAATGTATGAAATACAAGGATCATACTTAAGTCGTGGGTTTATGATGGAGCCAGTCTTTTGGAAAGTTCAACTTAAGAAGTTCAGTCAAAATATCGATATGCTTCTTACTGACACAAGTAGAAGCTTCCTAGATAACGTAATCGTAAATGCTGACCAGTTATTTAGTGATGAGGTAGAAAAAGATATTAAAGACAGCACTATGCCGGCTCAATATCAAAAAATAACAACAACCTTTGATTCTTCAAGAAAAGCAATACATCCAGACGTGATACAGAGACCTTTGAAATATACTTTTAATTTTGCACCACTTATTGAAAATTATTATGACTTAGGCGGAGTTCCAGCAAACGAGATAACTGCCGAGTTATTAGCAACTTCACCTCTACTTTCTACTACTCAATCGCTAGAACAACTGCCTAATTTAGACAGCTCTTCTCTTCCTTCAACCTCTGTTATAATTGCCTATGAAGGCAGCCCTATCTACACTACTTGGAGAAACAATGGATTACTAACCAACGACAAAAATGTTAAGGCTTCTAGTTTTAGATACTGTCGAGTTAGAGGACCGTTTGATAGTATTTCAAACCATGAAGGAGAATCGGAGACTGGTCGATTTATCAGGATTGAGGCTTATCGAGACCTTAGTTTTAAAGATCCTAAAGATATTCTCACCGATACTGTATCGGGCAAGACCATTGTAAAATTTAAAGTAAGGGAGCCAGCTGTTGTCTATTCTGCTACTCCCAAGTTTAACAATACTCTTGATAGAAACTTAAGTTTTACCTGTCTATTCAACGTGCCTTCAAGCAGCGGACCTATTAATTTTATCGACGGCTTCGATAGTGATAGCCAGTCTGGAATACAGATAACTGGTAACTTTACTAGATATATTAGTACTGAACCTGAAGGATTACTGACCATTAGTGTAAAAACCAATTCACAAGTAAAAAACTATTCTATTGCTAATTTTACAAGCGGCCAGTGGCATGCAATAGTAGTCTCTATCTCTAATGAGTTTCTACAATGTGGAACCTATGTCTATAGAATAGTAGAGGATCCTAGTGACATCATAAATCATAATGAGTTTGTGCCAATATTACAGAGCACCTCTTCCTTTTCTTTAACCCAGTTTGAAATAGACCAAAACTATATTTTACCTAATTCTAACTTGCTAATAACTAATATCAGAGTCTTTAACACAATGTTAAAAGAAGAAGAGCATGATTTCATATTAAGTCAACAGTTCCTTAGGGATGAATCTATGCTTGTGTTAATCGACAACTGCCGAGTACAGACTAATTTACCATACATAGTTAAAAATAGATAACTAAGAATAATGAAAAGATCAAACAACGAAAACATACGAAACAACAACTCACAAGACGTATTTTTGAGAAATGCTACGCTCTCTCTATTGGATCTACTTAATAAGGAAATCATAATATATTTAAAAAGAGGAGATGACGTTGAGGAACATGCTATTCCAATTTTTTACAACTTTGGAGGAGACGAAGGCTTTATGAAAGACTTCTTCTTAGAGCTGCCAACTGACTGCTCTTATCCAAACTTTGCAGAGGGCAATTACGAACAGATGCCTCGTGGAATAATAACACTAGATTCTTTTCAAATAAAAACAGCTGACCTTACTAACAAGTTTGTTAGAGGTAGCTTTAATCAGGAAACGCGAGATGAAAACAATCAAAAAGAGACCAAGGCGTATTCAGCAAGGTTATTTGTTCTTCCTATGAGTTTAACCTACTCACTGAAGATAGAGAGCGATAATATCAATAAAACATTTAAGATAATTGAAAGGATCTTTGATTTTTACTATAAGAATCAGGTAAGATATTTTCAGTTTAGAGGGACCCGAATACCTATGCAGATAACTTTTCCAGAGACTGCACAGTTTCAAAAGAGTTACAGTTTTAGTTATACTGATCAAAATATAGTAACCACTACACTTTCACTAGCAGTTGAGACCTATTTTCCAAGCTTCGATGATCATTCTACTTTCTATAAAGGTAACAAAATAGACCAGTTTAACTTTCGACAGGGTCAAGCACAATCAGGTTCAACATTAGCTGATTCTTGGATAGACTCAGATTTTCCACCAAGCGAATAAATAAAGTATATGGAGACAAGACTCAAGACCTTTAATCAATATCTAGTAGAGAATCAAATCTTTTCTGATGCCTTAAGATATCACATGGTAAACGGTTTCTCAGTGTTAGAATCAATCTATAGGCCAGGTAGTCAAGCCCATCTGGATCTTCTGTGTGAGGCTAGGTGTGCGTTTAATCTAGGTAAAATAAAGTTTAATGGAATCGATCATACACTATTAGCTGAGACCGATATTGGCCACACTGGCACTTATCAAAATAAGACAGTCATTTTAGATATGCCG